ATCGAGATGCCTAATTACACATTAAGTGGTGAGTATTCAACTCGTTATGATATGTCAGAGTTCTGTAATTCTGTATTAGAATATACAGATAGTGATGGTAATCTATCCGAACCTGATGTATGTAAACTATTATCAGATCACGGTGTTAGTTATCATGAATACGCTACAGATTGCGGTCATGATTATCATGCTAACTCTGTGTTAACTTGGTTAGGTTATTAACAATGAAGAAACAAATTAAACCTTATAAGTTTAAAGCAACTGTTGAAATCATTGGCAAACCTAATCATCCTTATAATCATGTAATTTGGATTGATTCAGTAAGGACAACTGTTCCACACTAAGTAACTCTTTCCTCCTGTTATTCTCATTAGTAGT